TATCACAATTCCCTTTCGGACACAAGAGGCACACTTATGAATCAAGTTCAAACGGCAGTGAGTCCGGCCACACAAACGGCTCAAGATCCTTTAGTCGATTCTTTCTTTACAGATATCGGCAACACAAAACCATATTTTAAAGCGGCATTTGAAGGCGACCCCGGAACCGGCAAAAGCTGGACCAGCGCGCTTGTTGCCATCGGCATTCATAAAATGATTAAAAGCACTAAGCCTATAGTCATTATCGATACCGAAAAGGCTTCCAAGTTCTTAGTGGACTTATTTGCCGAGCATGGCATTAAGGCTATGGTTCGCGAAAGCCAGTCATTGGCCGACTTTGTTAAAGCCATTGATCTTTGCTCAAAGGGTTTTTCCGACATTATTATTGTCGACAGCATTACCCACCTTTGGATGAATTTCCAAGAGGCTTATAAAAGAAAATTAAATAGGCAGACTTTCCAGATTCAGGACTGGATGACCATTAAGTCGGATTGGAATAAAAACTTTTCCAACTTGGTGGTGCATTCCCCGGTTCACATTCTGGCTACGGGTAGAATCTCCGACCGCATGGAGCAGGAAGTAGATGAGGACGGCCGCAAGGAATTCACTAAGACCGGCGTAAAAATGCAGGCGGAAAAGAATGCGGCTTACGAGTTCGATATGCTCGTTCTTATGGAACGGCATGAAATCATCCAGCGCAAGAAGCGCGAGGTCTGGCGCCAGGCAGTGGTGCTTAAAGGCCGCGGCAACTTGCTCGATGGCGCGGTGTTTAAAAACCCCGACTACGAAAACTTTGCTCCGGCAGTTGAAGCGGTGCTAAAGGATCCGGCTGCGGCTAGATTCGATCAGGGCGAAACCGATGCCGCCGCTTTGATTACAACCGAAGAAGATAAGCGCGGCTGGGTTCAGGCTAAAAAGAAATGGCTGGAAGAAATTGAAGGCTATTTGGTTCAGGTCAGGCCTGGACAGGATGCGGTTTCCAAAAAGTTTAAAGTCGATGCAATTGAATATGCTTTCGGGACCCGCAGCTGGACTGCGATCGAGGGCATGTCCCCCGATAAGCTGGAAGTAGGCTTTGGAAAAATCCAAGAATTCACCCAGCAGTTTATTGAGAAAGAAAAAGCGGCTTTGCTGCCTCCGGTAAAGGAAGGCGAAAGCGAAGCTGCTAAGAAAATCCGCGCCGGGATTGAGAAGACGAAAGGAAAAAAGCATGAACCTGCCTAAGCTGCTTACTCAAAACCAAGCCTATGTCAGCGAAATTATCAATACCAGTTTTATGGGTACGGTTGAAATCACCTATAAGGAGCTAATCAACCTGCTCGGCAGGGCTCATTTTGAAGGCAGCGTGGATGATAAAGTCGGCGTACAGTGGGCTTACCTGATTAGCCGCGACAATAAAAAAACCGTTGTAACCATCTATGACTACAAATATGACGGAGATCCTGCTGAGCTAACCACTTGGCATATTGGCGGCAAAGGCGACCAAGAATTAATCAAGGATTGGGTGAAGGCCGTCTTTCAGCGGCCCATGAGCAAATAGGAGCATATGAAAAACGACAAATTAATCCAATTTACTTTCAAATTAAATTTGGGCAAGGAACAGGCAGTGAAATGGCCAAAGGCCAGCATACGGCAAGTCATGACCGTATATGAGGCCGTGCTTGGCAGATTCGTCTACGAACAGTCTGGAAAAAAGCCGCGGCGCAGCCGCACTGTCACGCTTTACTTGCACAGGGAAAATCTATGAACCAAGCATTATTGAACGAGTTAAATCGCATCAAAAATCGCAATGTGCGCAAGCTGGTCGAAGAGACCATTTTGCCCGAAGTAATCGACAACATTAATGATTATGCCGGCGGCATGATGCGGCACATACAAAAAGATTTAACGGAACGGGAAGCTTTGCAGTCCATGGAAATGCTGGAAGAAATGCATGTTAAGGAGTTGATTTATTGCCTACGCATGTGGCTTAAGGGCAGCGAGGCGGTAAGAGGAGTTATAAAAGTTTAGTTGGCTCTCGACCCGCTTCCTTTGTCGCGAGAGCGCAAGGGCAGCGGGATGGAGATCTAATTTATGGACTACGATTTAGAAATTGAAAAACGCTATCATCCGGAAAACTTTGAAAAGCCGGACGAATCGGAAACCGAAGATTAAATAAAAATCTCACCTTTAAATTGACCAAGTCAGCAATCTGACCAACCCTTCACCTTGCTCCCCTTGGGAAAACTCTAATTTATGTTTTATATCCAAGTATCAAATGGACTCCTTAAAGGCGACCACCGCAAGCGCATGGGCGAAGCGGTGTGGGAGTTTATGTGGTGCATCGATAAAATAACAAAAATTGATGAGGATGGAATCGGCTGGGTGCTAGGCGGCAAGCCTATTAATCTCAAAGACCTTTCCGGCGATATGGGAGTCCATTTTACCACCGTTAGCCGCAACTTAAATAAGTTGCAAAAATTCGGCTATTTAGGTCTAGTGCATACTCCTTACGGAATCCGCATCAGCATAAATAAAGCAAAAAAAGTTTTCAAAAAGAACCACGGCAACGCTGTGGATAAACCTGAGGACAAGAAAAACAGGTTTAGCGTTTCCGAAAGGAGGTTTAGCGTAAACGCTAATCCTAATAAGATAGCTTCGCCAGTTACAGAATATAAATATTCCAGTAGCGGCGGCAATAAAAATTTTGAACCAATAAACGCAGAAGGCAGAAAAAAAGTTGAAGAATTAAAAAAGAAATTAACCATTAAATCCATATGAACATGAATCAAAATCTCTCTGTGCGGGAACAGGAGGCGTTGGAAAACATTGCCACTTTTCGCGATCTCTACGGCTATAGCCCCAGCTATTCCCAGCTCGGCAAACTTATGGGCGTAAGTAAATCTTATGTTGCCCAACTTGTTGAACTTTTAATCAGTAAAAAGCTTATTGCCAAGGACGGCAACAAAGCTAGAACACTGCAAATTTTATGAGCGATCTTGTTTTTCACAACGAGAAGAGAAAGGTTAGCGAGCTTATTCCTTACGAACTCAATCCCCGCAAAATCTCTCCGGAGCAGATGGAGCAGTTAAAGATCAGCCTTGAAAAGTTTGGTTTGGTGGAAGTGCCGGCCATTGATCTTGATAACCGCATTATTGCCGGCCACCAGAGGCTCAAAGCCTTACAGGTGCTTGGGCGTGCAGAGGAAAGCATCGACGTGCGCGTGCCTAACAGGAAGCTTACCGAGCTGGAGTTTCAGGAATACAATCTGCGCAGCAATAGAAATACCGGCGAATGGGCTTACGACTTACTTGCTCGGTTTGATGAGGACTTGTTAAATGCTATCGGCTTCAATGCTTTTGAAATCGATCGCGTATTTGATTTAAAAACCAAAGAGGATGAATTTGATGCGGACGCCGAGGCCAATAAAATCATAAATCCAACTGCGCAGCGAGGCGATATTTATCGCTTGGGCAAACATCGGCTCATGTGCGGTGACGCTACCAGCGAAGCGGACGTCGGCTCGCTTATGGACGGAGAGTTGGCGGATGTGGTTTTCACCGATCCCCCGTATATGGTTGATTACAAATCGCCGGGAGGGCTTACTTACAATTCCAGTAAGTTCGGCGGCACGGGTGGAAAAATTTTCAATGACAACCTGAACGACGAAGAAGCGTTGCAATTTTATATTAATGTCTTAAATAATCTTTATAAATTCAGCCGCGACTTTACTCCGATCTATTGGTGGTTTGCAAATAAAAACAATTTAATGAACCGCGTGGCTTTTGAGCAGACCGATTGGTTTATGTCGCAAATAATTATCTGGCTTAAAAATTCCATGATTTTCAGCCAAGGCCAGGACTATCACCGCTGTTACGAACCTTGCATGTTCGGATGGAAAAAAGGAAAGAAGCATTTTAAAAATAAAGAAATCGCAAATTATAAGGATGTGTTCGGCACAATGGAGTTTGACGAATTCCAGCATTACTTGGATGTCTGGTTTCAAAAGCGCGATAACACGGCCGATTATGTCCACCCGACGCAGAAACCCATTAAGCTGGCTGAACGCGCATTGTTTAAAAGCTCTAAGCCTGATGGCATTGTGGTTGATTTATTCGGCGGCAGTGGCTCTACTCTTATGGCCTGCGAGCAAATGCACCGTGCGGCTAGGGTCATGGAGTTGGACCCGAAATACGTGGATGTCATTATTTTGCGGTGGGAAAAGTTTACCGGCATGAAGGCCGAAAAACTCTAAACTTATGGATCATGAAAACATACAAAAACATACAAAATCGCTTGTCCCTACAAAATACTATGACATGTTTACCTACCGGCTAATGGGTCTTACTTATGAGCAAATAGCTGAAAAAACCGGCTATTCAGCCCCCTGGGTCAGGGCATTGTTTGCCAAGAGCGGTGTATTGTATGAATTTTGGCAGCAGTGGCTTGAAGCGGCTAAGGAAAACAGCGTAGACGAGGCTCTCACCATGGTTTTCGGACACTTGCCCGATATTATGCGCACTCGCATTTTGCAGGCCAAGTCTTTGGGTGCCGGATCGGTTGAATCTACAAAGCTTATTTTCGGATTGACGCTGGGGTTAGACCGCAAGAAAACCGTAGAACCCATACCTCTTGATTCAAATGATGAACGGCAGCAAATGATTTTGCAAGCATTCTCTAATTTCAAAATATTGAATGATAAACCAAACCCTAACAACCCAGACGGCCAAGGAAATAATTCAAAGCCAGCAGCTGCGCCGTGAAGCTGCTAAAACTTTTCTGGGTTTTTGTTTGATTTATCTCCCTCACTACTTTAGTTTGCCAGCTGCTGATTTTCATCCGGAGCTAATAAATCTTTTGGAGGATTGGAATAACGAGCTGCTTTCTATTGCCGGCTTTCGCGGAAGCGCAAAATCTACCTTTGGAGGACTTGCATTGCCGCTTTGGGCGGCATTGGAAAACAAAGCTAAGTTTATTATTCCGATTAATGAAACCGACGAAGTTGTTAAACTCACCATTGCAAATATAAGGCAGGAGCTGGAAGACAACGAATTCATCTTGGCCGACTACGGACTGCAAATAGACAATAAATTATCGGCGACTAAATTTACAGAGTCTAACATTTTACTTTCAAACGGCTGCCGCATTTGGGGCAGAAGCCGAGGGCAGAAAATTCGCGGACTTAGGCATAAGCAGTATCGCCCGGACTTGGTAATAATCGATGATCCGGAAGAGCGCGAAAAAGTGCAGAAGAAAGAATACCGCGATAAAACCGAGCAATGGCTTAGAGGCGATGTCATTCCCTCGATTGAAGAAAGCAAAGCGAGGTTGGTTGTTATAGGAAACGTGCTGCACACCGACAGTCTAATGGCTCGTTTAAAAGTCGACGAAGTGTTTATTCATCGCGACTATTCTCTAATTGATAAAAACGGCAAGTGTGTTTGGCAAGGTAAATATCTGAATGAGGCTGCATTAAAAAAACAGGAAGCTAAAGTCGGACGCATTGCTTGGATGCGGGAATATCTTTTAAAGGTTGTGCCGCCGGACGATCAGGAAGTTAAAGAGGAATGGATTCAGTATTATGACAGGTTGCCAAAAGATTCAGCGGGCAAAGGCGGCGTAGGCGTTGACCTGGCTATTAGTAAAAAAGAAACCGCGGACTTTACCGCAATGGTGTCTGGAATACTTTCCCTTGATAACGCGCAGCCGAAGATTTACGTGATACCAAATCCCGTTAATGAGCATTTAACTTTCCACGAAACTATTGAGCAGATGAAAAGCATTCACATCGCAATGCGCCTCTATGCCCACCCCACCTTTTATATTGAAGATGTCGCTTACCAAAAGGCTGCGATTCAGGAAGCTAACCGGCACATGCTTTCCGTGCAAGCCATGAAGGCAGGCGGCGACAAGCGCGCAAGACTTAGGACTGCCGCAACGTATATTCAAAACGGCGTGGTGCTGTTTCCAAAAAAAGGATGCGAGGATTTGATTGCGCAGCTGCTCGGCTTTGGAGTTGAAGACCATGACGATTTGGTCGATGCCTTGGTGTATTTAATCTTAGGACTTTCCGACGATGGTTTGGATATGCCGGAAGTAATTTTATTAGGCTAAAAATAAACCTATGGAAACAAACAAATTACCCATTGAGTGGCAGCAACTTATTGTAGCGGCGAAAAGACTAAATTACGGCAAGATGACAATTACCTTTGTGGGCGGAAAACCGAGCAGCGCGAAGCTTCCCATTGAAAAAGATTTTAAATTTGGCAGCGCAAGCAATAACGATTTTGAGGATTCGCTGGATGTTATTCCTTTAGGCTGATATCCCCAAATCGTACAGTTGACCCTGTAATAAAGAAATTCTAAAATAAAAATGAGATTCTTTAAAAACTATATAAATTTAGTCTGATTTGTACTCAATAGGACTACCAAACGCATTCCCCCGATGCGTTGGTAGTCCTTTTTTTATTACCCGCATGAATTTTATTGATAAAGTTTTAGGTCGTGTTGGCTTGTTGCGCAAAGGCGCGGCAAATATGCCGTTGGTGCAGGGAATGGGCAACGGCAGCGACCCATTTGCCATTTTTCGTGGCAACCAGACTTATGATGCCGGACAGGCTTTGGACGAATATCACGGCTGGGTATATGCATGCACGCGGGCTATCGCTGAAGAATTGGCTAAGACCAAATTCAAGTTAATGCAAATTTCAAGCGACCACACTGAGGAAGAAGTCAGGCAGCACGAAATGCTGGATTTGCTGGCAAAGCCTTCTCCCTTTATGACCGGCTGGGAATTAATTCATATGCTCGCTTCCCATCTTGAAGCGTGCGGCAATGCTTACTGGTATTTATCGGGAGTAAAAAATGAGAACGATGTTCCGGACATGATAGTTCCGCTGGTGCCGCGCTACATGAAAATGCTTAAAGCTCCGCTCCCTACTTTTTGTACCGGATATGAATACAAAATCGATGGCAAGACTACAACTTACAAACCTTATGAGATTGTTCATTTCCGTTACCCAAATCCCAATGATCCTTATGAAGGCTTAGGAACAGTCCAGGCAATTATGAGCTGGATCATATCGGAAGATTTTCAGACAAGATATAACTTAAAGTTCTTTAAAAACGGTGCTCGTATTGGAGGCTTTCTTGAATCAGACTCTGCTAAAACGCCCGAGCAGTTGGAATATTTGAAAAAATCTTTTGAAGGTATCTATTCCGGTATTGAAAATGCCCACAAAGTCGCAGCACTTCCTAAAGGCACAAAATACACGCCGTCCTCTGAATCTCAAAAGGATATGGAGTTCGTGGAAGGCCAACAATTGAACCGCGACAAAATTTTAGCCGGATTTAAAGTTCCAAAACCGGCAATTGGAATTACCGATGACGTCAATCGTGCAAATGCCGAAGCCACTGATTATATTTTTGCTTCAAGGACTATCTTACCAAAACTGGAAATGATTTGCGCGTTCTTAAATGCTTATCTAACTCCGCGCTTTGGCGAAAATATTTATTTAACTTACATTGACCCAACTCCCGAAAACCGCGAGCTACTGGTTTCTGAAATGCAGGCGTCAGTCGGCCAATCCGGCATCCTCTCCCCCGATGAAGCCCGTGAGAAGTATTTTGGACTCGGACCAGTGGAGAATGGCGACCAAGTAAGAGCGCCGATTAATTCGCAGCCGATTGGAGCGCCAGCGCCAAAACCGCAGAAAGCGCTAGCGCCTAAAGCGAAAACCATAACCATAAGCGGCAGGTTTAACAAGAAAAAGAAAATGGATAAGGTCAGCACTGAAATTGCCGATGCTGTTAAGGATATTGTTGTCGGCGTTCACGCCGAATACAAACAGCGCATGGCTGATAAAGCCAAGGCTTTGGTTTCAATGAGCGATGAGCAACGGCAGGTTTCAAAACAAAACATTGAAGCTCTAAAAGCTCCTTACGAAAAACTGCTGCTTACCACCCTTTATAAATTCAACGCCAAACAGAAAGCGGAAGTATTAAAAAATATAAGTGAAAAGTTTAAAGCTGGAATCAACAACGATGATTTGTTTGACCAAGCGCAAAATGTTAAAACGCTTACCAAATCAACCAACCCAATCTTTACGGATTTATTCCACGCTATCGGGCTTGCCGCGGCAGAGCAGATTGGTTTTGGCGGATTTGATTCCAATACCCAAAGAGTTCGGGATGCAGTTGATGCGGCTGTCGGCTTGATGGCTGACAGTTACACCGGCAGCACGCTTGATCTTTTAAAAGAAAAGTTAAATGAAGCTTTTGATGCTGGCGCGGGATTGGATGAACTTAAAAGCACCATTTCCGATGTTTACGCCTTTCAAGATGAAGTCAGCGCAACGCGGGTTGCCAGGACGGAAAGCTTCAGGGTTTCCAACATGGCGGCTAAGGAAGCATGGCAGCAAAGCGGCGTGGTTAAAACCCTTAAGTGGGTAGTGGCCGGCGCCAATCCTTGCCCTTATTGCGAAGAGCTTAACGGCAAAACAATTGGAGTCGATGATAACTTTTTTGACCAAGGTGATACGGTTTCAGCTGGCGATATGAACATGACATTGGATTACAGTGATGTCGGAACGCCGCCCCTACATCCCAATTGCGAGTGCGATATCGTTCCCGATGAAATTTCAATCGATTAATTTTTAACCCTTTCGTTTATGAACGAACAAACCAAAAAAATCAGCGAGGATATTCAAAAGCAATTTACCGATTTTCTGCAAACCAAAGAAGTGCAGGACATGATTGTGTCCATTAAATCGGAAAAAGATGCTGGCGACAAATACGGCCGATTCAAAATGGCCATTTCTACCGAGGATGTCGACCGCCAGGGCGAAGTTATAAAACAGGACGGCATTGATGCAAGCCTATATATGCAAAATCCTGTCGTGCTGTGGGCGCATGATTATTCCTCTACTCCAATCGGGATGGCGGAAAAAGTTTACATGGAAGGCAATAAAACCATTGCGGAAGGCATCTTTGCCCCAACTGAAAAGGCGCAGGAAATTCGTCAGCTGTATGACTTAAAAATCCAGCGCGCATCATCTGTTGGAATCATACCCTTGGAAATGGAAGGCAACACCATAACCAAATCACAACTGCTTGAATTCTCTTTTGTGCCGGTGCCGGCCAATCCTTACGCTTTAAGTTTAATGAAATCTGCAAACCTTGAACCCGAGGCTTTAATGCAAAAAGGGTTGGTGTATAAGGCGGATGAGGCGGAGAAAGTCGCACCCGGGGCAGATTTAGGCGAACAAAATGGCGACAAAGAAGGTGAAAAGGCGCAAACTCTCGTTCCCGCTGAAAAATCAGGCAAGGTGCTATCGGAAAAAAACCGCCAGGTTATTGAACAAACCGTTTCTGATTTACAAAACACAATCGCTGTCTTAAATGAGCTGCTTGCAGCTGCATCTTCGGGTAGCGAGGGCGAGGAAGACCCTGAAAACGGGGGTAGCCCAAAACAAAGGTCGAATGAAGCAGGGTCGGACATAAGCAAAGACTTTGACCAGTTTCTGCTCATGCATCAGGTCTTGCGGATAGTAAATATTAAATCAAGCGAAGCATTGGAGAAATTCAATGCTTTGAAAAGGAAAAAATAGTTTATGGAAAAAGAATTATTGGAACAATTCGGCGAGAAAGTTAAAAGCGTAGTCGACAATGTCATGGAAGAAAAACTTAAAGTTGCAGTCGGACCCATGGTGGCGTCCGAAGTTCGCAGCTTAGTTGAAACCATGCGAGTTGAACGCGCGCTCTTTGGCAAAGATCGTTCCGGCTTAAACGCCGATCAGAAGCAAGCTTTTGTCGAGATGGCTAAGGCTGCGGCTTTTGGCAAAACCAAAGCCAACGCGACTTTGATTGAAGAGCAGGACAGCCGCGGCGGCTTTTTAGTGCCTAAAGAAATTGCCGACGCTATCTTGCGCATTGCCGCCACTGTTGGCGTGGTTTTAAACCAAGCTACCAAATGGCCAATGGCAAGCGATGAGTTAGGAATTCCTAACTACACCGGCGCATTCCTCGAAGGCGGATATCTTGGCATAGATGCTGTTGGACCCATTACCTCTATGGGTTTTGGGCAGGTTGCCTTGATCCTTAAGAAATGGCAATTAGCGTTTGCCCTTGGCAATGACTTGCTCGCAGATGCGGTTGTTGATCTTGGCGATTGGCTGCTTAGTTTGGCTGCTGAAGCCTTGGCTAATAAAATCGACAAAGTCGGCTTTATTGGCAACAGCGATCCGTTCATCGGGGTTTTAAACAACGCCAATGTTACGGCTTATCCGTTATCTTCCGGCAACACCACGTTCGACAAGTTCTTGGTGATGGAAGATGCGGCCAACATGATTGCTCAAGTTGAGGAATCTGTTTTGGACGGCGCAGCATTTTATATGCACCGCACTGTCTGGGCTAAACTCCGCACCCAAAAAGACGGCAATGGCAATTACATTTTGCCTTTCGCTGGCCTTGCCACTCCGGCCACCGTGGAATACACGCCCGGCAATGGCGGACCGAAGCCGGCCGGTTCAATCTCCGGCTACCCGGTTTATACCGTTCGGCATTTACCGGCATACGCTTCGAGCGGCACGACTTCCACCAACTTCCTTGTATTCGGCAACTTCAAAGCTGCTGCATATGGGGATCGCGGCGACATGACCTTGGAACGCTTCCAGTCTGGAACGTTTGACGGCAAAGAAATCGCTTTGGCCGACCAAGTCGGTTTGGTGTTTAAACACCGCCACGCTTTTGCCTTAGGTCTTCCGGCTGCATTCGTAGTCGCAAAAACTGCGGCTTCCTAAAGTTAATTAATCTCGGACTGCCGTGTTCCTCGCGGCAGTCCTTGCAGGGAGAATATAAAAATGTCAGACGAATTAAAAAAGTTGTATAAGGTCATTCAGCCCGTTGTCTTTAGCATTCGCAGAGAAATCGGTGAACTGCTTGAGCTGACCGCTGAAGAGGCCGAGCATCTTGCTGCGTTTATTGTACCGGCTGATGAAGCCGCGCAAAGCAGCACGGATGAAAATTCGGAGCAGCAAAGTTCCGACAGTTCCCAAACTGCCGACGGATCACAAAGTTCCGAACAGCAGGAAAACCAAAACCAAGAGCAAAATCAAACGCAAACGGATCAGACCCAAAATGCCGATCCAAACCAGCAGCCTCAAAACACAAACCAAAATGAGCAGCCTTCAAATACCGAGGGCAGTTCACAGTCTGGGGATCAGTCGCAGCAAACCGCCTAAGTCCCCTTAGGCGTCCTTGCGGTAAGTCGGCCGCACGGCAAATTAAATTAATAAAGGAAAATTATGGACAATGTTTATGACAATATCGCGTTTAGTGATAGCGCCGTCCCTCAAAGTTTTTCTGGCAGTTCTGCTGTCAATGGCTCTGCTGTTGATACCAAAGGTTTTAACAGCGCGGTAATCAAGGCAAGCGGCGCGGCCGCTTCCGGCAGCCCTTCCACCGCTACCTTGGCCGTGAAGTTGCAGGAATCCGCAGACGGGTCAACCGGCTGGGCAGATGCTTTGGACACCACCGGCACGGCTATTGGTTTTACCTTAACTGTCACCGCCGCAAACGCCAGCAACTTGGCTCGCATTGAAGCCTTAGGCACCACTCGCAAGCGATACTTGCGCGCGGTAGTCACTCCGGCTTTCACGAGCGGAACTTCTCCGGCAGCTTTGGGCTTTGCCGAGATTGTATTGGGCAACCCCTTCTCATTGCCGGCCAATACGGCTGCAAGCAATACCTAACTTAAGGTTCGGCTTCCTCGCCTTTGTTTTCAGAGGCGAGCAGCGGGAGCTTAAATTTATGCCACAAGAACAAGTTTATGATTATGCGCTTACAACTTTGCAGCGGGTTAAAGACCGCATGGGAATTACCGTTACCGATTCCGATGCGGTGTTGACGCGGCTAGTCAACGCCATGACCGACTTTATAGAAAAGCAGTGCGGCGGTAGAAGGTTTTTGCAAACCGCTTACACTAACGAGATGTATTCCGTTTACGCTCCGCGGGCGGAATATATAACGCTTAAGCAGGCACCGGTCACTCAAATAACCAGTTTCCAATACAGCGTGTCGCAGCCGCCTACTTCAAGCAAAGTTTGGAATGATTTTCTGGCCACCAACTGGGAATTATTGGAAGACGGCAAATCAGGACTGATTCGAGTTTATCAAAGTTTGTTTAAAGGCATTAATGTCGTTCGCTGCTCTTATACCGCCGGTTACTTAATCGATTGGCCGAATGCCGGAGACTCCAGCACCCACACTTTGCCAGCCGACCTTACCGATTTATGCGAACGCTTCGTGGTTAAGCTCTACAAAAAAAGAAATTCCGAAGGGAAAGACCGCGAGGGGCTTCAACAATCAGTGATTATCTGGTCGCAACAATTAGTCGCAGACGACGACCAAGATACTTTGGACAATTATACACGCATTCCAATATTAGTCTAACGATCATGCCAAGCATTGAATTCACAGTAAACGGATTAAGCCAAATAGTTGCGGCTTTAAAAAATTACCCTAGTATCTCAAAACCAGTATTCGCAGATACGATCAATGCAAGCTTGGCGGTATTAAAGAAAAATGCTAATGATACGAACTTCCAATTTAAAACGCCAAGATCACAAAGAACAGGGCAACTCGCAGAAAGTTTTAACCGAGGCATTAATCTGGCGACACCTAATAATTTACAAGGGAGCATCGGACCTACAGTAAATTACGCGGATTTTGTTTACAGCGGAACTCAGGCGCACATTATTCAAATCAGGAATAAACAAGTATTGGCCAATGTGGATACTGGAGAAATATTCGGTAAAACTGTCCACTCCCCTGGAAGCGCGGCAAATCCTTTTCTCGATAGGATTCTGTCGGTTAGCGAAAAAGAAACCCAACAACTATTTGCGAATGCAATTGATAAAGTCTTGTCCTTAATAACTCAATATGAAGGAAGTTGATATTAAAAATTATATTACTAGCCGGCTTGAGACTTTAATTCCCGCAACTCTTGGCATGGTAGTCAGCGACGATTTTACGACCGACTTTTTGGGACGGGAATCCAATATCAATACTTTCCCATTGGCTGTTGTCTGTCCCGCGGCTATTGATTCTGAAATGACAGACAGCAACAATAACCGCCGCACTTATACTTTTGACATTCTTATTGTCCAGAAAGGCGAAAATATTCAAAGTGGCACGGACATAGAAACAATCCGCGAAACTATAATGAACTTATTTGATTCGGACTTAACCTTTGGCGGAAAAGCGGACGGTGGAGTTCTCCCCTCAAGCAGTCAGATCGGCTCATTCAGCCATGCGGATAAAAGCTGGGTAGGATTTGTCCTTACATTAAAACCAAAAGCATTAATTCCATTAAGTTAAAAATTAATCAAAACTTATGATTGAAAATACTAAAAACAAAATGATCAATGAAGCTCCGGAAAATAAAGCTGTGGAGCAGCAATATCATTTCGGCGGTAGCGGGCAATTTGAACCGATGACTGTGATTGCGCACAGTATTGAGGAAGCTACTGAGATTTGGAAAAAACAGCGTAAACCCACTTCACAATTAACCAGCGAGGAAAGGAATTAATTTATGAAAGGTATAGGAAGACTGTTTGGCGTAGGTATTGCCAAAGAAACAAGTCGAGGCACAGCCGCTTCCAGTGCCGGTTTTTGGATTCCGTTTTCTGAAGGAGCGGCCGAGGAAAAAGATCAAAAAATAATTAACGACCAGACCATTGGTGTAATTGAGGATTCAACTGGGCAAAGCATAGTTAAGCAGTGGTCGGAAATTACCATAAAAGCTCCAATTGGCGATGCTCATTTCCCGCTTTTGCTTTATTCCTTTTTAGGCTCTATGGCCAACGCAACTCATAGCGGCGAATCCGCTGTATATGATCATACTATTACCGTAGCTGAAAGCAGCCAGCATCAAAGCTTAACTACTTTTTTGCATGATCCGCTTGGGAGTGCAGACTATAAATATGCCAATGCAGTAGCTGACCAATTGGAGATTGACTATGTACTGGGGCAATTCCTTTCTTACAGCGCCAGTCTTAAAGCTAAAAAAGGCGCGGGCGCATCCTCATTCTCCCCGAGCTACACCGCAGAGAACAGATTCTTGCCTGCTCACCTTACATTCAAGCTGGCAACCAATTTGGCAGGACTTAACGCGGCCAGTGCCACACAGATCAAATCTTTAAAGCTTACAATTACCAAAAACTTGGAGGATGATGACGTGCTTGGTAGCTTATCGCCAAATGATTTCCTGAATAAACAATTTGCTATTGAGGGTGAAGTAGAACTTTTGTGGAATGACGAAACCTTTAAAACTTTAGCTTTGGCTGCCACTCCCCAAGCAGTACGACTCGACCTGGTCAACACCGGCGTGACTATCGGCTCTGCTTCCAATCCGGAGCTTAAAATTGATTTGGCATCGGTTATTTTCACAGAAATTACGCGGCCGTTTAAGGTTAATGATTTGGTCAGCCAGACTTTGAAATTTAAAGCCCACTATTCCGCCTCGGATGCCAAGATGGTCAGTATCTTAGCTACAAACACCCAAGCTTCTTATTAAATAATTTTTGAAAGGAATATTTATGGAACGAGAAACAAAAGAACTCACCACACCCGGCGGTCACAAGGCAATAATTAAAACTTACCTAACGGCACGGGAAGCAAACGAAATTAAGGAAGTGTTTAATAAAGCCATCAGCATGCATTTGGAAAACGGACAGATTGTTAGTGATGCTATTCCCGCCACAGTTCTTTCGGAACAGGAAAAGAAAGTACTAGCTTTGCTTTTGGTCAGCTTGGACGGCGATGCAAATAATATTTATGAACGGCTGCTTGATTTCAAGCAGGAGGATTACGAATTTCTAGTTGCGGAAGCTAACAATATACAAAAAGGTAATTTTCAGATGGCGAAGTAACGGCAATCTGGCAGCGTTATTTCGCCTTAGGGAGGGTTGATTATCCAGTTCAGCTGGCAGCCATTCTTTGCCATGAGATGCATTGGAGCTGGGACGAATACTTAAATCAGCCGACATGGTTTATTGAACTTCTTTTGGAATATTTAAAAGTACAAAGCGAACATTTAAATAAATAAGATCATGTCTGACGTTTCTACCACATTACAAATATTGGTAAAACTACAAGATGACGCTACCTCAGCTATTCAAAGCCTGGGCGGCCAAGTCGGCAGTTCCTTTGACCAGATGGCACAAAAAGCCAGGGAGGCTGGCATTGCTATGGTCGCAGCTGGTACAGCGATTACTGGGGCTTTGGGTTACGCGGTTGATCAAGCCTCACAGGATCAGGAAGCTTGGCAGGGACTTAATACCACACTATCAGCTCTGCAAGATACCGCTAAAGAAGATACTTCAAATAAAGAACAAAACGCTGAACAGACTTCAGTTTTAACCACCCAGGCTAAAGCATTACAGGCGCAAATCGACCAGACCCGATATGCAATGGAAAATTCAACAACTGCGCACAAAGATCATGCGGCGGCAGTTGCGGCAGGAGAAGCGAAAATAGAACTTCTTCAAAACAAACTTGATACTGTAAACCAAAAACTGCAAACTCATCAAAGCGAATTAGCATTGGCCACCGGTAATTTAGACGATTGGGAAAAACAAATTGAGGCCGCAGCTAAAGCCAATGTAAATTTAGGTTTTAATGCAGACGATACCGCAGCAAGTATTCAAACCTTGGTAAACCATACCAAGGATATAAATGAAGCTTTGCAGCTCAATAATATTGCTATGGATTTGGCGCGTGCCAAACACATTGATTTGAGTCAGGCTGCGAATTTAGTAGGGCTTGCCTTTGAGGGACAAGGGAAAGCATTAAAACAGTTCGGCATCAACATTAAAGATACCGCAACACCGATGGAGGCATTAAAAGAGCTCCAAGCACAGGTAGGCGGACAGGCAAAAGATTTTACCGACACTTTCGCTGGGCAGATGGATGTAATGAAAGCAAAGCAGGAAGAATTAATTGTTACTATCGGTAACCAGTTATTGCCGGTCTTAACCCAGCTGACAGAAAAAATTTCAGATATCATCCAAAAAGTTTTAGATTGGACAAACACTCATCCGCAACTTACTAAAACTATAGTTGAAGTGGCGGCTGTAGTGGGACCATTGCTTATCCTATTGGGAAGCTTCTTAATTATTTTGCCCCAACTAGTTGCTGGAATTGGTTTAGTAGGTGCCGCCTTAGCTTTTCTTGCTGCAAACCCTGTTGTGCTTATCATCGCCGGCATTGTCGCTCTTATAGCAGCAATAGTATTAATGATTACTCACTGGCAGCAGACAAAAGATGTTGCGCTGTCGGTTTGGACTCAAATTAAAACAGTAATCGGTGGGGCAATGGATACAGTAAAAAATTATATCGACGCCGGAATGGATTATATTGATTCTGCGTGGCGGCAAACTTGGTCAGCTATTCATGATTACGTATTAGGTATCTGGAATGACATAACAAATTCCATCACTAATTTTATTGGTAATATCATCGGCCAAATAAATAATTTAAGGAATACGTTATCAAGCGTTGCGAGTTCAGTAGGAAGCACTATAAGCAATGCTTATAATTCTGTATCATCCGCAGTTTCCGGCAAAAGAGCTTCCGGCGGATCCGTTGGCAGTGGCCAAACTTATTTAGTCGGAGAGAACGGACCCGAATTATTTACTCCAAATCAAAGCGGCTACATAACACCCAATGGCGGTTTTGGCGGATCACCGATTGTCGTTTACGTGACCGGTAATAATATATCCAATTCCCTAAATCTAAATTATGTTGCAGAGCAGGTTGGCAGAGCAATTGTTAATAAGCTGAAGTTAAATCAAAAAATAAACGTATGATTCAAATTCTTATTAACAATACGGACCACACTGGCCAAATTGACAGAGACTCTTTGCAGATTGTTCAAATACTAGGCCAAAGGGATACCGCGCAGTTGGAATATCGCAAATACGGCTCACGCTCTTATATTCCGCAGGTCTTTGACGTAGTTGTGATATATGATGGCAGTACCAAAATATTCGGCGGTCGAATCGCTCAAATTGCCGAGACTGTACTAAATGACGCGGACGGTTTGATTTACACTTTGCAATGTGTGGATTTTACCATTGATCTGGATTCATTGCTGGTTTCCCAAACCTATACTGACATGAGCGTACAGGATATTATTGCTGATTTTATTTCAAACAACGCTCCGGACTTTACCTACGTCAATGTTGTTGCCAGCTTTGTTGTTCCTAAAATTGTATTTAATCAGGTGCCTATAAGTCAGTGCTTAAAGCAACTGGCTGATATGCTGCGGTACGACTGGTATGTGGATCCGGATAAAGACATCCATTTCTTTTCAAAGTATACAAATGCCGCACCGTACAACCTAACTGATACCAGCGGCAACTATCTGGTAGATAGTTTTGAGCGTGACCTAGATGGCACGCAAATCGCCAATCAAGTAATTGTCCGCGGTGGTTTGTATGACGGCGCAACTTACAGCGACAGTATTACGGTTTCTGGAGACGACTCCAAAACTTTTATCCTACCTTACCAATTTAGTAATCTAACTATTTCTCTTAATAGCACTTCCCAAACAGTCGGGATAGATAATGTCGATACCTTTTCCACTAAGCAGGTTCTATATAACTATGATCAAAGTATTATCAAATTTGAAAATAACTTAAACAACGGAGATGTTATTGCATATTCGGGTAACCCCAAAGTTCCGGTGCTGGCAATAGCCAGTGATGCAAACAGCATTACGCAATATGGTATTCGAGAAAAACTTATAGAGGATTCCTCTATTGTGGACATTAATGTCGGCCGGCAGCGCGCCATCGCTGAACTGTTAGCTTATAAGGATCAACAAACCGGCGCTAAATTTGACACTTACTCCCCTGGGCTTCGAACAGGTATGGTTATAAACCTAGCCAGCACCAGACGTGCGTCCAATGTGGATTTTTTAGTAAACTCTGTTACTTTCACATCCCGAACTCCGACGACCTATGCCTATAGTGTGGAGCTTATCACTACTAAAACTTATGATCTTATCCAAATTCTCCAAAGTTTACTCCAACCTGTTAATAGCCAACCAGATAATAACACAGTAGCCGATACCATTCGCACTGATATTGGAACAATCACCATTACTGAAACAATAACCCGCAATAGTCCCGGAGGCACAGACATTGCAACCATAACAATTGCGGAAACTATTGCAAAAGATCCACTTGGTGCCGGAGTTGAACCTGATTGGGTCTTAGCCCCTTATGTGCCAAGCGGGACAACTGATACAAAGCGAGAAGGTTTATTAGATTATTCATTAAAAGTATACTAGGCCATGCAAAAATCAATTGGACAGCAAATTAAAATTCAAGTAAATATTCGCACTTTTATTCTTGCCGGCTGGGTTAAGGAACATAGCCATTGGGTAAATTTAATCAGGCAATTCGTATTAACCGGCAACCAACAAATTTACGATTATCTTATACAGCAAGGAATAATCCTAAATTTTCAATCCAAACATAACCTTATTACTACCCGCGGTCGGAATGTCTTATGTCGTCTACTCGCCGGCGACACTACGTATAGCGGACAAGTTAATTACGGAGCTCTTGGGACAGGTGTAAGCCCTTCTCCGTCTAGCAGCAGCACCCAACTGGCAACTGAAGTTTATAGAAAAATTTATAGCAGCCACACACAGGACGGAGCTAATACATCATTTATAGATTTCTTCTATGCTGCCGGCGATACAAATGGTACATATACAGAATTTGGGAATTTTATTGATGGAACATCATCTGCAAACTCGGGCCAAATGTTCAGCTACGTCGCTACGGGAGGCTGGGTAAAAACTAGCCTACAGAGTTTATTTGTTAGCTGCCAATACATTATTAATTAGAGTCAGGCGAAATATGCTTAAAACCAATTACAACCCCGGAGATAAAATTTTAGCGACGGATTTAAATGATCTTGTCAGCACTGTACTTACCAATGTACATAATATTTTAGAATTGTTTTTAGAAAATTATTTTGCTGGAAAAAATACCCCATATCAGGGGCTTTGGTTTGATGGTTTTTCAGATACAAATAAAGCTTGCGGTGGTTCAGGGACAACTTCTGGAAGTACCAGCAGCGGCCAGAACCAAATTGTTCTTGCATCTTCCGGTCAAGCTAGTACTTTTACTATTGGCAACATAATTCAAATTTTTAACGCAACGAATCAAGAACTTAAAACAATAACAGCAATTAGTAGTGCCACACTTACTGTTGATAGCAACTTAGCTAATTCTTATGGCGATGGCAGCACTGTAAAAGAAACATCAGTAACAATAGATACAGCAGATAAAAAAATTATTACCGGCTCTTCGGGACCAGCGGAGCTAGCAAGCACTTCATTGTTTTCTGATTCAAATTTAGTTTCTTACTATCGTATGGAGGGCAATTCAAACGATAGTAAAGGTAGTAATAATGGCACAGACACCAGCATAACTTATAGCACAAGTAATGGTAAATTTGGCCAAGGCGCCGGGTTTGGTGGTTCTAGTTACATTGACCTTGGTAATCCATCTAATCTCAATGTGGGACATATTAGTGTGGCCTTTTGGCTCCAAGTTGGATCATTAAGTGCTGATTCAGTACCGGCTTCAAAGTATACAGATACCACGGCTTCATGGCTTTTCTATATAGACGGAACAGGTTCCAGTGGTTTTCACAACAAAATTAGGTTCAACATAACTAGGGACGGTACATCTGAAAGCTTCGCTAACAAGGCTACCTCCGACGATGTACTAACTCCTGGAGTTTGGTACCATGTCGTGGGTACTTATGATGGCAGCACTGTTAAATTGTATATCAACGGCCAGCTGCAATCCGATTCTACCACTGTAAGTGGAAGCATCTTTTCCGGCTCTGCTAATGTAAAAATTGGCGCGTGGCTCCCTTCAAACAGTACTACTCTGCCCAGCGGCAGTAAGGTAGATGACTTTGCCATTTTCTCCCGCGCCTTAACGGCTACCGAAGTGGCAAATTTGCAAATCGGAAATGGTAACCAATTTATTTACCAGAGTCAAAAAACACATTTTTTTGAGCCCATGAACCAAGTAAAATTATGGCTATCAAGAAAAATCTCGGCCAGCTACAATCTTTTATCTACGGCCGGTACAGGTACAAATACATTTACCTTATCAGGAGATATGACAAGTAAAATAAAAAATGGAGACTATGTTGAAATTCGCGATGCTTCAAACAATAACCGCCAGAGGTTAACTGTTGTATCCTCTTCAGTGGTCAGCGGGAATACTGTATTTTCCACAACAGAGAATTTAACTCATTCTTACACCTCTTCTGATTTTATAGAAAGAGTCGACTTCCTGCCGCAAGTAAGTTTGGTTGACACTGATGACCCGATTGCTTACGCCACACCGACACTGGTTAAGAGCATACCCGCTACAGTAGATAGTGAACAGCTGATTGAAGATGAATACCAATATTCGCCTTCTACTTCAGGCCGTGATTTAAATGTAGAAATTCTTGTCAGTAGAAATGATACTACCCTTAACCCATACGCAAAACGTTTAGGTGTTTCGCTTAATTAAATTTATTGTCTATGGAAGATAAACAAAATAGTTCCAACTTTAATCTTTGGGTTAGCAGGACTCGTAATTGGGTAGAGCTGATTGTATTGCTTGGTACTTTGCTGTTAGGCGCAGTGTTGCCAATTTATCAATTAAAACAAGATGTCGCGCTACTTAATCAAAAGGTCGATATTATGGTAAGCGATAATGAAAAACGTATTACCAATCTAGAAACTGACCAACAACTGTTAAGTAGCCAGGTAGACAGAATTAATGCATTAGTTGAAGCTCAAACAAATGCAATCTCAAAATAATGATAAATAATCCTCAAAATTTAATAGTACATCATTCAATCACACCACGAGATTTAGACATAGCGACGACTGAGCGATCAATACAGAATAATCATAAAGCGCGAGGGTTTCCTCTTTCCAGCATGGGCTGGAATATAGGTTATCAATATATAATTTATGGCAACGGCGAAATCAGGCAATACCGCCAGGACACAGAAGAAGGCGCACATACCAAAGAACAGGAAATGAATTTTAAAAGTATTGGCATATGTTTGATAGGTGATTTTGATAAAGAATTGCCGAGCGACAATGAAGTCAGCAGTTTAACACAGTTGATGCTAAAAAAGGTAGACCAATATTTAATTCCATCGGATAATATCTTTCCACACAGAAAATTTGCGACTTATAAAAGTTGCTATGGAAATCTTTTAAGCGATGATTGGGCAAAAAAATTATTAACAACAAACATTATGCCAATAATATATAAAAAACAAGGCGAGGATACGTTGTATGTTCTAATTACAAATAACACTCTTATTCCAATTACAAGTTGGGATGTGTTTCTTGAAATCAGCCAAGCAGATAAGATCGTCGAGTTATCTGCTGATCAATTTTCTAAGTTTAGCGTCTTAGCCGATTTGGCTATTGCCAAAGTACATTAATAAAAAAGGAGTTCTATGGAATATTTATTGGGTGTGGTTGTTTCTTTAGTAGTTGAGGTATCTAAAAAATACTTTAACACGAACACTGTAGGCACATACTTTTTACTGCTTATAACATCGGTTGCTGGTGCTGCCGGGTATTATTTTCTGGCACATTCTTCCTATTGGCCAACCATTCTACAAATACTTACGATTGCCGCAGCTTTCCACAATTTGGTAATCCGGCAGCTTACTTCTACAAATCAGTGACAGCTATAAAAAATACGACCTGCATGAGGTCGTATTTTTGAATTTAATTCCAAGCTTTTTTATTTCTTAGCGTAAAAATAGTAAGGCTTATGTCTTTTTATTTCTGAAAAGTAAGGCTTGAGTGACTTTTTTAAAAAAGCAAAATTCCATTGAGGCGTAAAGGGAAACAAATGGTATTCGCCAGCAATTTTTTTAATCATTCCGGCTTCTGCGGGAGTAATATTTTCTAAAATTGGGAATTCAGCACCTTCCACATCCATCTTAACGTAATCAATTGCTTTAATGCCCAACTGCCCGCAAATTTCTGCCAGGGTAATTGTTTCAATAAATTGCTGAGATCCTTCTTCAATGCCTCTTATAATAGAATTGCCTCCGGAGTTAACTCCAGACCTTTTAAACGGAACTTTAGTGCTTTTAAAATAAATTCCTTTGTTAATAGGAGTAATTTTATCCTGAAAATTATTTAACGCCATATTTTCTACTAATTTTTTATAGTTTAGCTCGTCCGGCTCAAAAGAATACACCCTAGCTCCTTTAGATGCAGCATAAACAGAAAAAATGCCAATATGCGCTCCAATATCAAAAACTATATCACCTTTTTTTA